ATGGAAGAAATAGACAAAAAAGATTGGAAGCAGTTTAAAGCTGATGTTAGGGGTAAGCTATCACAAGAACAATATAAGCTATTGTGTAGGCTTCATTCTAAATATTACGACCACAAATATCACGAGCCTTGCAGTTGCAATCCTAAAAGACTTGTACAATGGATTGCAGATATAGACAAGATTTATGATTAAGAATGTACACAAGTGGGAGAAAGCTGTAATACTATTGCTAAACGCTGATGGCTGGGATTTAACACATACTGGCAAAGGCTTTGAGCATTATGATGCCATAGGTTATGCGCCAGAAAAAAATGGCATTAGAGCAGAAGTAGTAATAGAGTTTAAGTTTAGAAACAAATACTACAAAGAAAAAATGCTTGAGGTTTACAAGTACGACAAGTTAATTGATACTGGTAGGATAGCTTTGTATTTTGTTAATGATCCTAAAGGCAATTATATGTTCTGGCTTAACAGCCTCAAGGACTTAAAAGAACAAGATATGTACTGCCCAGATACTACACTATGGACTAAAAAGAAAGTCCTAAAGCCTTGTTATTTGATTGACGAGAGCCACGCTTCTATAATAAATTTAAACGGATTTAAGAAGTAGAAAAAAAAAGTTGTTTATAATCTGTTTATAACAAATATTTATTTGTATATTTGTAGTGTAATTAAAAAACAAAACAAAATGAAAGAAATGATAAAAGAATACACCAATAGAGTTAACAAATTGAGAGCATCACTTCTAATTATGGATAAGTCCTCAAAAAGTTACGCCGATACACTCGCTTACATAGATTCTTTACAGGAGTCAATAGATGCCTATAATTTCAACCTATAGAATTAGCACAACAATTAAAACAAAAACAATGGAAACACTTACAGAAACAGAAAAAGCTTGGATAACTATGATGGTACAAGCTTACGGAATGAACGAGCAAACTGCACTATCTTATATTCAAAACGTAAATACAAACAAATGAGAACGCAATTAGACGATTTACGCAAAGAGTTAAAAGAGATAGATGCTATCTTGTATTACGACACTTACAAGAAATCTTTAACTAAAGAAAAAAAGATAGAGTTGGAAAACAGAGCATCGGAAATTAGAAGCATAATAATAAACATACAATAAAATGAAAAAGACAAAAACTGGACTACATATAGAAACACGCAAAAATAGAATAGAGGTACACACTCAAAAAGAACTTGACGAGTTAGAGCGCAAAAGAGAACACCAAAGACATATAATTATACAAGGTGCTGTAATATTTATGTTGGCACTCTGTGTGGCTTTTGGTTATTTAATTGGGTCTGCGAGTTAGTATGGACTTACTACGGAAGCAGCAATACGGACTTTGGTACTCTTACTTGATTGAGAAGCTTATTGACTGGCAAGATGAAAAACCTAACAACAAAGATTTAAAGAACTGTGTTAAAGCTATCACAGAAATAGGTAT